GGAGCGCGGGTAGTCTTAAATACCTGTGGGAGCAAAGTACGCAATTGCTCAGATTCCTTGCGCTTTGCTAACAAATCCTGAACCTGTAATCCCCTAATTGCATCTTGTAATGTTTTGTCAAACGAACTCTCGTATCTTCCTAATGCTGTAAGCCCAATTTGACCAAGACCTTGAGCAGTACCAACTGGTCTAGCCTGTGGCCCAGATAATGAAGCCGCTTGAAAAATTGCCCCAAGCAATCCTTGCGTGAAAGCCTTTTCTTTTGCAGTTTCTGGGTTAAGTCCTAATGCTTTTAATAGTTCTTCGTTCATAGTCACACCAATAATTTGCTAGTTGGGCGGTACGCCAAAAGACTAAGTGTCGGCTCATAACTAACGACACCAGTTTGTTGTTGTTGCATTAACTGATATGGATTTACTTGTTGTTGAGGTGGTTTTGCAAACAAGGAGTTTGCTAATTGCGCTGCACGAAAAGCGTCTTGTAACGAATATGCTGGGCCAGCCTGATACCCAATGACAGGATTTCCAATTACCGATGGGTTGTTAATAAAAGAGCTTGCATTTCCTAGAACTGGAACAGCACCGGCTGCGGTTACACCACCAGCCGATAGCAATCCACCGCCAGCCGCTTCTGTCACTAATCCCGTCCCGCCGCCCATACCAGCAGCAGATGGGAGTGTCGGCGCTACTAACCCTTCTCCAGCCGCACCGGAACTTAATCCGCTTCCTAAAGCACCATCCATTCCGGCGGCTACCCCACCAGCAGTTATTCCTGCTCCAACCCCGCCAAGAGAGGCTCCTGTTCCAGCAGTAATACCTGTAACACCACCGGCTCCGGCAGTCAATCCAGTTGCCCCACCAGCGCCAGCACTAATACCAGAACCTAGTGCAGCGCCTTCTCCAGCCGCCGCCGCACCACCTAACGCACCAGAACCTATTAAACCGGCCCCCGTAGCCGCTCCGACCGTCAACCACCCTCCAGGAATTTCGTCGTTTACAAAGTCGTCAATGTCACGACCAACGTCTTTGATTGGGTCGATAATTTCGTCTTGAATAAAATCGCCTACACCACCCATTTATATCTCCATTCTCCAGACATTAGGCTGGAAACCGTATTTTTGTGCCACCTTGTTCCAACCTTTTCGGTCTGTTTGAAAGCTGATGTGCTTGCAATTAGTTGCCTTGGCGTAGTTGACTAGGTGCATCACACCTTCGTCTAGGTTGCCTTCGGAATATACCGCCCACACAAATATGCCGTTCTCGTGCGGCTTTCCTACAAAGAATCCATGCAAATCTTCGTTCACCATTCCCATAACGCAGACCGCCTTCTTGTAGAGGATTGCCGCGTAAACATCTTCTGGAATCCACTTTGCGCTTGGAGTCTTGCGTAATACTTCTGTTAGCCCATATTCAATTTCGGGCCAGTAGTGTCTTAATTCTTCTGGTTGTAGTATTCGTGGTATCAGAAAAATCCCCCACCAAGCAGACCACCAATTGCTCCTCCAGCCAATCCATACCCAGACGGGCTAGTTAAACTAAACGGAGTTCCACCCAAATACGAACCTAACGCTTGCCCTCCCAAGTACCCAAGACCAGCGCCAGCAACAGTATTCATTGTTGTGTTTTGATAATTTGGTTGTGATGGGTACACAGAAGATGCCATTGGGGTTCCGTATACGCTCGACAGGTATGATTGAAGTTGGGAATATGGAAGCTGTTGCCCAAACTGATACCTTTGAATCTGCTCTTGTAGCGGCTGGGCGGCAATCGCCTCTCTTTGCGCCCCTACCTGTGCTAGGGCTTGGCTTGGCAAAAACCCCATCTGAAAGAATGAGGGTGCGGCTTGTGCTAGAGCTGCCTGACCCATCTGAGCCTGTTGTTGCAATGCACGCTCACGGGCGTAGTCCTGCCCAACGATGTTGGCAGAAACGTCTCCTAAAGCCCTTCCGTAGGCTTCTGTGGCACTTCCTAGGGCACGCTCCATTGAGCCTGACCCGTAGCGACCAGCGCGTGAGTAGAGGCTTGCAACGCCTGGTAGCACCTGCTCGCCGAACTGCTGTGTAAGGGGGCGGGTAGCGGCTTGTAGCATCGCCTGTTGGTATGGCGAACCCTGCAAGAACCCACCTGCGGCGGTCTGACCAATCTGCCCTAGGGAGGCTTGGTAGGCTTGCTGTGCTTGCTGGAGTGTTGGCTGTGCGCCTGTTGCTAGTGCTTCTTGTTGGGCTAGAGCCTGTTCGGTTTGTGCTGACGGGCTGACATACATCTGTCCCGGAAACAAACTGGGCTGTGGTTGCCCAAAAAACAATTGCTCTGCGCGTCGCAAACCCATTTCCAAATATGGGCGCAATGATGGGTCAATTTTAGACTCACCACCACCACCAGATGAGCGAAGGGCTGGCAACTCTCCGTATCCCGGTATTCCAGGTGCTTGATTCCCCAAATACATTGAACTTGGGGCATTAGCTGCCGCCCTAGCCGCGTCTTGAGCCGCAATTGATTCTGGCGAAATTCCTGCAAATATCGCTAAAGCCCGTTCTGACTCTGGGGTTGTTTTTAGGGTGTCAAAAATTGCCATATATCACCTATTGTAAAGATTATCCAACCAAAATGTAAGCATAAGTCTTGCTTGCCGTACTGTTAGCAAAGTGCGTAATTGTTGCCTGTCCTGCTTGTTGGGCAGAGACGTAAATGTTTGAGTAGACCGAGGGTGCGACATACGACACCACCAGAATAATTGACGGGGTTTCTGGTATCGCGGGAGTTACCCCAGCAGACGCTGAAACAGCCGCAAAGTGTTCTATTGACACCCCTAAGTCCGTGGGATGCCACGCAAGCTGAAAATAGTCGTTAGCGTTTAAGTCCAAGAAGAACGTGCTTGACGCAATCATGTGCGACGCAGCACCAGAAGACTTCCTAGCCTTAATACCAAACCTGCTATTGGAACTAACTAAATCCGTTCCGTTCTTTCTAAACCAGACATCGAAGTCCTGAACGTCGTTGGTCGTGTTCTTTACCTGAACCGAGAACGCAGCAGAGTAAATACCTTTGTTTCGAACATTGATTCTATTTGTGTTGCTTAGATAAACACCGTTAGACAAGTCCTCGGTGTCAAACGACATAATATAGGCATCCGACAGCGTTGTAGCCGCTTGGTCTGTCTTATCCTGAAACGCACCGTAGGGGGCAGAGTCCGCTTCTGCTGCGTCCGAGAACGGGATAAGTACAATTTTTGTATCTACAGAAATGCGCTCGTCTACCAAGGTAGTCGTGGTCGCATTTCCCGTGGCAAGTGTAATCGTCCCCGTGTTATTGGACTTGCCGTTCATCAGGTTGTTGACCACCTCAGAAATCTGCCGTGGGTCTCCACCTTGGTACGGTAGAACACGAAACATTATCTAGTCCCTGCCGATTGAATATCTACGTCCATTCCGATAGCTGTCGTCCAGTTACCAGACGGCTCTAGTTTGACCCTGTGGTATCTGCCGTAAGACCTAGTGCCTATGCGGTTCTCGCTATTGGCTGCCGTAACCGAAGGGAAGGACACGGTCTGGTTCAGTTGTAGCCTAGAAGCCACAGAAGCACTACCCGTCCCGTTGTCTACTATCGGCTTGACCATCGTAATCATTGACTGATTTGAGTCTGTTTCAATGTCAGAAGTCTCGATTGTCGCAGTCTTGGGAGCGCCGGTAAAGGTAATTAACTTCGACCCTTTAAGCCCCAACAAGAGCAGCTTTCCACCAAGCCAAGTACGGCTATCCAAAGAAACCCCAAGCGCGTCTATGCTTGCCGAGAAAGTGTCTAGCCCTTCTAAGGTGATAGACGGGGTAGAAACTGGGGCAACGCGGGTTGCCGACGAATCTGCGTAAGACCACCTGCCGGTAGCAATGTGGTAAATCAATACACGGTAATCCGTATCCACACTTGGGTATCCCCAAACCACCAAGTTATTGATTGGGTCGATGGCTGCGCTCATGTTCCCCAAATCCGACTCTTTTAGCGTGTTAAAGAAGTACCGATTGACCTTCTCCGCTCCTATGTTCTTTAGGTTCTGCCCGTCGCAAGCGTAGAATCCGTCGTCGCCCAAGAAGTAGGTAATCCCCTGCCATTGGATGACCGAGTTTGGCTCAAAGCACCCACGGTTCCTAGCAATGTTGTCGAACTGAAATATAAGCGGGGTTCCAACGTAGGACATCCGCACGATACTGCGCTCTAACAAGACTATTCCAAACTCACCGCCAGTTATGCCCTGTACAAACCCACCGTCAGGTAGGTCTTGGAAGTCTGCTTGGGTAACCGCAGATGTTGTCCATGTTGCTTCGTTATTAATTCCAGACCATTGAACTCGGTTTTTGTTTGCTGTCTGGTAGCCAGATACCACAAAGTCCCGCACCACGGTCACGAACTTGGCCTTGGGAGCGTCTACCGCTATGTTTGCAAAGGTAGTCCCCGACATAACGTCTATGTACTGCATGGTATTGGACTCGTTAGCCGCAATCAGGGAGTTCCCGAACTGCGTAAACTTCCACCCGCTTGTCCCAGAGTATGTGGTCGCAGAAATGTCGTCCCACGAGAAGTCTGAGGTGTCTAACTTAAATAGTCTGGTCGTACCGGCGGCGTAGATACTTGTAATACTGTTGGTGTCCTTGGCGGCAGCCGCAGCCGTAAGAGCCTGTGGAGCGTCGTCTGAGTAGTCCACTTCCTGCGGAAACGGGCCATACCCAACAGCCTTGGGGTAGCAGTTTTTAGCCGTGGTCAGCGCACCGATAACCCCTGGCTGGTCTGGTAGCCACTCTCCAAAGGTAACTCTTGTTATTGCCATGTGTTACTTCCTGGTGAAATTGTTGTCCAGTTATCGTTTTGTGCCGCAATAGGTGTCCATGTATTTGGTTGGTCTGTAACAAGCG